GGTAGGCCCCAAATAAAATTACACCAGACTGGGTTTGTTCTTTCGCCCCACACTTTTACTTTACTGTGCTTGTCCAAGATTTTTCTAATCAGAGTCTTATGATAATTCCATTCTATCTCAGGCCGGTCTATTAGATCTAATACTACTGGATCTAGATCTTGCAAATCAAATTTCAAACCTGCTGTGACCTGATACGTTAACATTTTGTCTAACAGACCATATGAATGTTCTTTCTTGGTCTTAGAAAACTGTGTGCTGATGAAGATAGGAGTGTGTTTACCAGTCTGTTTTAAATCACAGATATAATCCACAATTTCTGTGTCTTGATGAGATAACCCTACGTTAGGGTTGGTCCAATATATACTTGGCACCCCTAACCTACTGAACATGTCGAGTTCTTTTTTCCATGGTGGTATTAATTCATCTTTACCCCATATTCGAACTTTATGGTGTAGCCCAGAGCTCCAGTCACAGAAGGTACAAAGATACGGACAGCCTTTAGTAGTTTCCCAAGCCAAAGCATAAAAAATCTTCTTTTCAACGAAGGTATTAAAAAAAGCAGCGATCTCTTCTTCAAATTCCATGTATATACTATACTTCAGTATTTCATCTTTTTTATTCACTGGTTCGTGATTGCTCACACCGCCTGCTGCTGATACTACATTAAGTAGTTCAACTTCATGCCCAGCAATATGGTCTAACAGTCTTGAAAAAGCAATCTCACCTTCGCCGTAAATTACATAATCTAAAAAGCTGTGTTTAGCAAAAAACTCAACGTCTCTATGGGCATCTAATTCTGGCCCACCTGCTATGATTATGAGGTTAGGATTTCTTTCCTTGAAAAACTTTGCCATCTTTAAAAATTCGTGTTTGTTCCAAATATAAATGCTGAATACAACTATATCGATATTTTCTTCAACTATCATATTGTATGCAGCTTCTAGATCATAGTACTCCGGTCCTATTAAAAAATAAGGATCAGTCCATGTATATTCATTTTTAGACAGAGAGAATTTTACATGATGTAACTTTAAAATCCAGTTGATAGGTGTAACATAGCATACCTGCTGAGACCAAACACTTAAACAGTTTGAACTAAAAACTTTAATTTTTTTCATGATTGTGATTCCATTGGCCGTTCCAGTATTTTCCTTTGCATCCTATATTGAATCCTAAAATAAGTCTGTTCTTATCAACAGTGTTTGGTCGAACACTGTGTTTAAGATACCCAGGAAACATGATTAGATCGCCTGATTGTACAGGCATTTCTTTGACCATGGGATAATTTACCGTTGGACTGATAGGCTGTGTCATTAGTACCATATCCATTGGATTTTCTATAATTAAATTTCCCTGTTCTGGCGATGCGTCAACATACAGCACTGCGGTGAACGGCATGCTTCCGTGCAAGTGACTGTGTACCCAGCCACCTTCAGGAGTGCTGTTGGCCCACACCTGAAATACATACGGTTCTAGTTCATCGTGATAATTACAAATTTTCCAAAATTGTTTTGCAGCCTGTTGCACAAAATTTACTACATCTTGTGTGTCGTCAGGAAAATCTCTGTGCAAGTACGAATTGGTATTGTAACTACAAAGTGTTCCATCACGCATGAATGCATTGTTATTGTCTGCGGTATCTTGAAAAACTTTTTCCAGTTTAGAAAACAAATTATTTTTTAATTCATGAAATTCAGGATAAAAATCTTTGTATATCGTAGTAGGAAATATTTCTAACGCTTCTGCCATTAAACTTGCCCCAACCTGTCAGCGTGTACAGGTCCAATTGCATCGCCTATGTAGTGAACGCTTTGGCTGGTCATTTCCAATCCTTCTGCCCAGTGCTGTGTGATAATAACCATAGCACCTTTATGGCCAGCCCAGACGGAATGCACATCAGTGCCATTGAACGGATGTTCGGCCCCCATGTACACATTGGTTCCATCTTCTTTAGCCACATCACATATTGGTGTAGAATCTAACAGTCTAACTCCGTTGCATGATCCTGACAGTGTACCGTTTAAAAAAATTATCCTTGCATCAACGCCTGGGTGGCCGTGTTGTGGTGTTTCCCAATTTGGTGCTAACAGATACATCTCGGCTTGGTATCTTCCTTCTCGATAGACGATGGCGCTATAGGTGTGGTCGGTCACATATATAGGATCTTTGGTTGGCGGTCTAATCGGGTATCCGCTGGCTTTATACCAGGCTGTAAATTCGTCTAAGTTATTCCAATTCATGTTTTGTTTCCAATGGTTGTATGATTTTTAAATGACCAGGATCTACCGGATCACCGCTCCAGTTTATGGTAACACTGTTAGGAGTTACTCCCTCTGGCCATTTTTCTAAACTTAAAAACGCACCGCCCTTGTCTCCAACAATCAATGCATGGGTGCCTCGATCGTCTAATTTTTCTCCGCATACACCGAATAGGCGGTTGGTACCAGTATCCGATGCTTCTTGATATTCTTTAGTAAGATCTAAATATTTTCCGTTTTGTCTAGTGTGAATGTCACCGCCCCATATCATAACGATGTTTTCAACCCCAGGATGATTGTGATCAGGACTGCTGGTGTTAGGTCTTACAAGATACAATTCTGCCTGATACTGACCTTCTCTAAACAGAACGTAACTGTAACTGATATCTGTGACATACACAGGATCCTCAAAAGGAGGACGGATTGGGAATCCTTGGTTTTTATACCATTCTACAAATTCTTCTAACGTTTCCCACATAGTATTTTCCATAGTGTACATATTTATGTGAGCTTTAGAGGCCTTTTATATTCTTCCAATCTAGGCCAGGAACATCGACAATTATTTGTTGTATGTACAAGTCATCGATTGTGGACATTTTGTATATGAATTCTGACAGTGTGTGGGGATTAAGTTTTGGGCTTTGAAATATTGCAGACATCGGAGTGTCAACTAACCCGATGATTACATTCATTATTTGAGGATATGCTGTACTAAATCTCCGTTGAATGATTTCATTCTGTTCTGATTTCTGGTTGATATACTGGTCAAGGACACTGATTTTACCCAACTCAAAAAAACTCAATTTGCTGCTGACATTTATTATTTTTTTTGGCTGACCATCCCATCGAGACGATAATTCTTTTAGCAGCATAGTTTGCCCATTTAGGGAATAGGCATTATTGATAAAGATGTCGAAGTCTGCAGTTTCTTCTATGATGCGTTTACGTACATCGCTGTCTTCAATATCCGAACCGTTGCTTCTGCTGTATCCTGTTACCTCGTAACCGTTGGCATTGAATATCTCAAATAGGTTGAGACCTATTCCGCTGGTATGCCCGGTTATAGCCACTTTTTTCATTTTTTTAAAGATTCAATTAATGGGTTGAAATATTGAGTTTTTGGATCTGTTATACCAGTTTCGCTGAAATACTCTGACATTAGAGGCAACCTCTTTTTGATCTTTTCTGTTAAATCAAAACAAAGATTTGCTGTTTTAGTAAAAGAAGTCAAGTCAGTTCCGTCGTCTTTTGTCCACTCCCAAAACTTATTGAGGTCTGGAATCTGATATCCGTATTTTTCGTAATTTAAATCAATGTCACTACGGCTGGTGTGTTTGAGGGCATCAAGGGGAGGAAGTATTCTCAACGGATTTAAAACTAATTGATTAACTGGATTGCCGTCTTTTAAAAACCAATCCACAGTTTCTGTTGCAAACTCACTGTCCTCTCCAGGAAGTCCAAGAATATAACCTACCTTGATATTAACTACGTCTTTCCAGATATCACCTATTTTATAAATTAAATCTTTTTTCTTTTCAGCGTTCATGCCTTTACCAATAACTTTCGACGCTATAGGATGCATACTATCTACTCCTATCCAAGTGTCGACTAACCCGATATTCTTCAATAGTTCTGCTTGTATTAGATTGTTGTTCATTACATCCAATCTTGTGTATGCTCTAAATTTAGGTCTGAACGGTAATCGAGACACTACCTTTTCTATTATTTCTAATTTTTCAGTACTGTCGTTAAATGTGTCATCGGCGACCCAATACTTGGTTGTTCCCCATCTATCAAAATTATCCATGAACTCTGAGTAGATAACATCTGATTTCTTAAGACTTTCTTCGACAACATTTTTGCGACCAATCAACGGATAAGAACAGAAACTACATTTAAATTTACACCCCCGAGTGAATTCGATAGTCAATATATCGCTAGGGTGAATAAAATCTCGATCGGTATAAAGTATTTGACTGGTTTTGAAATCAAAATCATGGTTACTGGCAGTTTTATCATGGTCAATGAATTTGGGCCATATGCGTCTGGTGTCTCTTAAAAAATCTAAAATTTGTGTTTCGCCAAACCCAACTATAAAATGATCAGCAGGTATATCTCTATAAAAATCAATTTTTGGCCCGCCTACTAATACTTTTATGTTTGGGTTGATCTGTTTGGCTTGGTGTATCCAATGCTCTAAATTTCCTTCTACTGAACTTTGCGTTAACCCTGTTTGTAGATATGTGTGCTTGAAATCTTTGGGGTCTTTTCCAAATTCATTGAGATTAACAATAGAGGTTTTATTAACTGTTGATCTGTAAGGCCACCACGTTGTCGATAATCCTATAATTTTAGTATTGTCTCCAACAGCTAACTCACAGATAGAACTCCAATCTTCAAACGACAGCGCACTAGAAAAGTCAATGACTAAACAAGAATATCCGTTGATTCTTAAATGGTTGGCTTGCCTGTGTGCTCCTGTGCCTCTGTACCAAAATGGGTAGTCTGAAGTGTCAGTTAGTAATATAACATCGAAAGTACTCATGATGGAATATTTATAGGGGTCTCTGACCTTTTAATAAATATCTGACAAATGCTGCTCATACACAAAACTATCAGTCTCTGTGATCATTGTTACAGACATATACCTGCTGTTGTCTACGAAGATAACAATCAAATCCTAATGAAGAAAAATTGTCCAGAACACGGAGTTATAGACAGTGTAGTGGAAGTCGATACAGAATTTTATTACGGGCTCGAACACAAGAAAGATTTTACAACATTCAATCAAGTAATATTTGAAGTCACTGATCGGTGTCAGCTTAGTTGTCCTCATTGTTATCATTTACCAGATAATAAGGTAACGGACCGAGCATTAGATCTCATAGTAGATCAAGTGAAATCTTTTCCTAAAGAGTGCATGCCTATGTTTGCAGGTGCTGAAGCTACTCTTAGAAAAGATTTCATAGAGATGTGCAGTCGCATCAACGATTTAGAATTTGAAGAATTCAGTCTGCTAACCAACGGTATTAAATTTGCAGACAAAGAGTTTACACAAAATTCTTATGATGCAGGGCTTCGACAATTGTGTCTTGGTTTAAATCACCATTCATATCAAGGCGAAACTATACATCAAAAACAACTATCTGGTTTACAGAATATGTTAGATGTTGGATATGAAATCGGGTACGTGGGATATACCATAGAAAGTTTAGACGATGTAGAAGACATATTAAAAGAAATACAAACAATCAACACCAACAAAATTAGTCATTACAGAATACGGTGTGGTAGTTTCATTGGTCGCAGTTTAGACAAGCAACGCAGCTATTTGAGTAACCTTGTAAAAAAAGTAAAGTCTCTGTTAGGTGACGAAGTGCAATACGGAACATATGATGATAACCCCTATCATGTCATGATGGAATGGGGGGATATCCGGTTACGACTAATCCAGTGGCCGGACGTTACCAATATTGACATGGAAGAACTGCGAACCGGACCGTGGTGCAATTTCTACGACGGCCCTATAACAAATTTTGTGCATCAGGTAATAACCAGAGATGCTTATACAAATATGAATATCCCTGCTAAAGACACCGTTCCTGATCGATACAGGTATAGACAAATTAATGAAGAATTTAACCATGACCATTGGAGGCATCACTGGAATGGTCCTGAAGAATTTACAACATTTAATTTTGATATTCAAGAAGACTGGTTAAAAACAACCAAACCTAAATCTATTATTCCTTTGATCAAATGTTAAAAGATATATTTCCTATACAAATTTACGAAGTCGATTATCCAGATTACGATGTAATCAAGGATGTCTTATTATCAGACATCATGACATTATTCAATCAAAACTTAGAGTTATATTCTAAACATAGATTGTTTAATCAATCCTATAGTCTTGAGGGAACCCAAGAGGGTATGTATCGAGACCTACACAAGAAATTGCAGCATAAAGAATTGATAGATTGGATTCAACTTCATGTAGAAACCTACTGGAAGGAGTTGCATTACAGCAGGTTCGTCACTCCTGAAATAGTGCATATGTGGGCAAACTTAACACCCAAGGGCGGAAACATTATCCAACATAATCACAGCCCGTATGAAATAGCTGGTTCGTTTTATGTAGATGCTTCTCCTGATCGTGGCAGTTTAGTATTAGTAGACCCTAACGAAATGATCAGAGGCAGACTGCCGTATTATGACTCAGACGAAAGCAAACAAGGAAGATTCTTTTTTGATCATATAGTTGAACCCAAGCCCGGTAAACTGGTATTGTTTCCTGGATGGCTCTATCATAAAACACAAAAAAATCCCAGTGATGAAGCTAGGGTAGTAATAGGGTTAAATGCAGGGCTCATGTATAGAATAGTATGAGCATTGTAGAGATACCAGAAATTACCCCGTCAGGCAAAAAAATCAACACTGTCGGTGTATGGATCAGCGGTGGTGCTGACAGTGCCTTACTGTGTTATCTACTTGCAGAAAAAATTAAAACACAAAACTTATCTGTAAAAATACAACCTCTGACCATAGACTATAAAAGACCTTTTCAATTTATTGCTGGCAATGTTGTTCTCAAAGTGCAAGAGTTGTTGCAGGCCGAGCATGTATTTCTTACTCCTATAGTGTACAATCCGCCAAGTGATGTTGACTGGAGTCCTGAAGAATTGTCAAATCAATTTCATTTACGGAACAAGGAAAATATTATTGCAAACAAATTTCAATTGTTGTTTTCTGGAATAACCACAAATCCTCCCGAAGATGTACAGCATAAATTTAATTGGGGCGTTTTAAAAGATGTGGAAATAAAAAGAGGCAGTACAGTGCCCAAAGAAACTACAAGATATTTCACACAAGATGAATATGAATTTTTTGAGATCAAACCTTTCTTCAATTTAAATAAACAGGATATCGCTGGTGTGTACCGAGAAAAAGAACTATTGCAAACACTATTCCCGTTAACTCGCAGCTGCGAAAAAATAGGCACAGTCGTAGGTCACTGCGGCGAGTGTTGGTGGTGCGAAGAACGTCATTGGGCATTTAATACACTATGAATAATTTTATAACTAAAACTTCCTACCATATTAATCTCTCACAGATACAAACAGATCTCAGAGAGCTGTTATCTGTGCATCCATGGCCCGAAATTAATTTTGAGAAAAAATTACCTGGGAATCAATTAGGGATCACACATAGGCCCGATGCTTCGGATATAATTCTGGATTCTTCAGGCAGTCTTTACGATGCAGAGACAAAACAGTTCAGAGGCAAAGAAAGTGATTTTACGGAATGGAATGTGGATACTCCATCTTATACCAAACAGATCATAGAAGAACTTGCAGCACACGAGGGCACCTCGTTTGGCAGAATTAGATTCATGCGACTGATGCCGAAGACTGGATTAAGCGTTCACCGTGATTTTAATTATAGATATCATCTTGCTATAGACACTAATAAGTATGCCTACTTTGGCGAACACGTGGACAGTGACGTTTCTGCAAAATGTTACCATATTCCTGCAGACGGTTACTTTTATAAAGTAGATACAACCAAAGACCACTTTGTTTATAATGGTGGTTGGGAACCGAGAATTCATTTAGTTATTTGTGAAGCAGAATGACCTACGATATCATCATCTACACCAATGTTGCAGACTTTCCTTGCCAGCGAGCAATCGGTGCATATCAATTAGCAGGTCATCTAAGAAGTCATGGTATTTCTGTACAGATTATAGATTTCACTGACTATTTCACCTGTGAAGAATTAGTTGAAATAACTGAACAATTTATAGGTGAGAATACATTAGCGATAGGGGTGAGTTCTACTTTCTATGAAGGTCAAATGATTGAAGGTGTCAACACCGGTAGAACTCAGCTCTCGTTTCTTACAGATAACATCGTCGACACTATAAAAAATATTAAAGAAAAACATCCAACAATCGAATATATCTTAGGAGGAGGCAATTCTAGGAAATATCAGTTCGATGGTCTCTTTTCAGCTGTATTCCACAATTACAGTGAAAATGCATTCCTTGAATATGTTAAAGAATTACGTCAAAATAGAAAACGGTTATGGCCAACAAAGAATGGCACTGATATTATAGATGGAGAATTATATCCGTTTGATGTTCGAACATTGAAATATGAATGGGCTGATAATGATCACATATTTCAAGGAGAAGTGTTACCTATTGAAATTAGTAGAGGGTGTATTTTTAAATGTAAATTTTGTAATTATCCGTACAACGGTAAAAAACACTTAGATTATCTTAGAGATCCAGAGTTGATCAAAGAAGAATTGATCAGTAATTATGAACGGTTCGGTACTACTAACTACATGTTTGGAGACGATACCTTCAACGACACAACATACAAACTCGAAGGATTATATAATGTTGTTAGAGATCTCCCATTTAAAATTAATTTTTCTACATATCTAAGATTAGACCTTATGCATGCTCATCCAGAGCAAATCCTCTTACTTAAAGAAATGGGCTTGGCCTATGCCTTTATGGGCATCGAAACCTTTGATTTGACAACAGCTAAATTTGTGAATAAATCTCTGCATCCTACCAAGGTAAAAGACCTAATTCTAAAACTTAAAAACGAATACTGGAAAGACGAAGTTTCTTTCCAGTGTACGTTTATCGTGGGTCTGCCTACCGAGCCCATATCAAGCACAGATAAATCGTTTCAATGGTTAATGGATCACGGAATAAACAATTATTGGTCTCCACTCTGGATCAATCCTAACAAATGGTGGAAAAGCGATATAGACACCAATTACGAAAAATATGGTTACAGAAATGTCACTGAGTCTAATTGGGAACATGATATCATGACTAAGGACGAAGCTGATGCTGCGGCGTATCGATATAATTCACAAGCTATTCCTAATCAAGAATTAGAGATGAGTGTGACTAATTCTCTAATTAATTTAGGATATGATAGAAACTATATTCGAAATACCTCACTTAAAAATCTTCCGTTAGAGGAGATAAAAAATAAAGCAATTGCAAAAGTGCAATTGTATAAAAACAAATTAAAAAATGTCAGTTGATGTTATAATCCTCACCGGTATATCCGGCAATGAATTTCAGCGAGCGATTGGCGCCTATCGCATAGGAAGCCATTTAAGACAACACGGGTATACAACTCAGATTATTGATTTCGTTGACGAGTTTGATTTCGATAATTTAATCATGTTATTAGACAAATTCACCAGTGACAATACATTGGCGCTGTGCGTTAGTACAACCTTTTTGAAATCACAATCTGACGAGATGATCAGTTCTACATATAAAAAATTAAGAACTATTTCTGACAACTTACGCAAGGTTATAAATTTTTATAAAACAAAAAATAAAAAAATTAAAATCGTAGGTGGTGGTGCAAATATTAATTGGTATAAAGACGACGATATATTCGATGTGATAGTAACAGGGTACGGTGAAGTAGTTGTGTTAGATTACCTAAACGGGTTAAGATACGGACCAAAAAAGATATATCCAAAATTACATAATAAAGAAATCATCAACGGAGATCAACAGCTACTCGAAGTATCAACTATGAGACACATTTGGGATCCCAGAGACTGCATTTTACCAAAGGAAACGCTGCCTATTGAAATCAGCAGAGGATGTATTTTTAATTGTAAATTTTGCTCTTACCCATTGAACGGTAAAAAGAAGTTCGATTACATTAGAGATCCAGAGTTAATTAGACAAGAATTGATCAGTAATTACGAACAGTTTGGTACCACTAACTACATGTTCAGTGACGATACCTTCAATGATTCCACCTATAAACTAGAATTGTTACATGAAGTTTTTACAACCTTACCGTTTCGTATACAATTTGTAGCATATCTAAGACTAGATCTGCTGTATGCTCATCCAGAACAAATCACGCTACTTAAAGAAATGGGGCTAAAATCTGCAGCATTTGGGATTGAGAGTATGAATCCCCGCACAGCTAAGTTTATAGGCAAAGGCTTAGCTGAGAGTAAAGTAAAAGAATTTCTTCCAAGATTATATTATAATCTGTGGAACCAAGAGATTTCAGTTATTTGTTCACTAATAGTAGGATTGCCATATGAAACTCCAGATCAGCTCGAAGAGAGCTTTAATTGGTTTATGAATTCTGGAATTAACTCCATATGGATGCCACTGGCTATTACCCCTAGCAATTTTTATTTGAGTGATATAGACAAGAACTATGCAAAATACGGCTACGAACTAAGCGACGAAGTGGGGTACTGGAAAAGTCCTATTATGGATCGCAAATTCGCCGAGAAAACTGCACAACGATTCAGCGATGCTTCTATAGGAGTTGGCACGGTTAACTCGTGGTATCTCTTTTTGATGCTGAGTTATCAGCTAGACGATGCAGATACTATACAAAAATTAAAATGGCAGGATGTTGACTGGAACAAATATAATTCAAGAAAATCCGAAATGATACAGGAATACAAGGCGTTATTGCAGAAATTCGCCGATGCCAACTAAAATATACGCACTTTTCTCAGCTACTCGTAAATTTGCTTGAAAGCAGTTTGTGTAAGTAGGTATAAATATACTATGAAGTCAATGACACCCAGGAGTTAAATATGCCCTTACAGATTCGCAGAGGCACTGATGCAGAAAGATTAGCAATGACCCAGCCGCTTGCACAAGGTGAGCTGCTGTTTGTTACGACAGCAGGAGCTGAGAGATTATATATCGGCAACGGTAGTACTCTTGGCGGGATACAAATTACCGGATACACCAACGAAGATGCTCAGGATGCGTCGGCTACTCTGTTCAGCAATGGAGTACATTCAGGAATAACCTTTACATACAACGATGCAACTGCAAGTTTGTCTGCATCTGTGGATTTATCGAACTACAACGGTGTAATTAATGCGTCAGCATTACAGGGTTCTATTTTTGCTGATGATTCATCAGTCATGATAGATACCATTGACGAAAAAATATATGCCTCTAATGGATTTTTTGGAAACTTAACTGGCAACGTTACTGGCAATATTACTGGTAATGTTACTGGAAACGTCACTGGAAACTTAACCGGTAATGTCGACGGCGACGTAACTGGATCAATCTTTGCAGACGATTCCAGCTTACTTGTTAATGCTATTGATAAATCCTTTGTAGGACGATTAGATGGAGATGTCACTGGTAGCGTATTTTCAGATTCTTCTACCCTGTTGGTAGATGGAGTTGATGGACGTATTGTAGCGCCGGTATTTGCTAACGTTACAGGTAATGTTTTAGCGACAGACACTTCAGTTATTATCGACAACACCGCAAAAACAGCTGCTCTTACCGGCATCGCGCTGTCTGGTGCATCTGCAATAACTGGTAATGCTCTCTTTCTAACTGATGCAGGTACCAGCTTTGTTAGCAGTCATGATGGTACCAATCCACTAACTCCTACTGTAAACGTAGCTGCTTTTATTAATTCAGCTACTTTTGCACCATCGATACTTATTCAGAAATCAAGAGGTTCGATTGTTTCTCAAACAATAGTTCAAAACGGTGATTTGACCGGTGCAATTACATACACTGCATGGGACGGCACACAATTTCAACGAATGGTTTCTATAAATGTTGAAGTGGACGGTGTAGTAACCCCCGGAAGTCCTCCGCCTGCAAGAATGGATTTATTAGTAAACACTTCGAATACTATAAAATTTAGACCAACTTCGACAGATTTTCAATTACCTCCAAAGCTTCCTGTAGTAGCTGATGACACTGCTCGCACTGCTTTAGTACCAACTCCAACTACCGGAATGATGATTTTTATGACAGCAGGAACTTCTCCTGCAGCCACAAATAAAGTACAGGTATACGACAGTGCTGCTTGGGTTAATCTGCACTAAAATTTTTAGGAACTATATTTCTTTCTGAAATTAGTTGATTGGTTTCTTTTACAGCAGTAGCCCAATCTGATCGGGGAATGTCATACAGTCTGTCAATGCTGATATAGAAAGGGTTAGGATCAAGATCATATTTCGATCCTAATTCTTGCAGTTGAATTCTCAGATTTTCTTTGTCAATTAATACAGATATCGATTGCCATGCAGGAGTAGTTACCCAGTTCCATGTAATACTCCACTGCGGTTTATTCAATACAAAATCCACTAAACTTTGTAAATGATTGATATTGTATATTCCAATCACAGTGTGGAATTGCAAATTAATTGCAGTATCTGCCCACCATTGTTCTAAGGTGTTGACGTTATTTTCTATGATAGAAAATTTACTCGGCCATCTAATCCAATCATTAACATCTCCTACACCGTCAAGACTGACTTTATAAGATACACGTTTACAGCGTTCTAACAGAGTCTTAAGATCTGTATTTGGTAAAATTGTACCGTTTGTGGTCACTGCAACTTCGAGCTGTGTTAGATCAAACTGTCTAAGAAGTTTGATAAATTTTTCTTGACTCATCATTGGTTCACCACCTATTATCTTAAGATGTGTGACCTCGGTTAAGTCCCAAGAAGTATAATCAAATCCATGAGCTGTGATACCTTTCGCTACGAGATTTCTATGTGTGAATTTTTCTGTCTGCCATTTGGTACTGAATTCTTCAGAACACATCACACAGGCAAGATTGCATAAGTTATCAAAGCTGACTTCTAATTGTTTGAGAGGCTGGGGCTCAATATCAGTTGGTTGATAAAATTTTAAACTCTGTTGTCTAAGACTTTCAACTCCACTGGCTTCATCCCTGTAACAAGTTTTACAATTATCAATTTTATTTCCTACTAACATCTGCTGGCGTAACTCAGTCCATGCACTGGAGTTTCTGGGATCTTGGTCTGTGATACTGCCAAATTCTTTGTTGTGTATAAATTTGCAACAGGGCAAAATAGTACCATCCGGGCGTACTGCTGAACCGGCCCATGGATATGCACACAGCGTATCAGACATTGTGAAAAATCTCTGTGCTGATTAACACATCGTCCATAGACGACATTAGTTTTTCCCTATCAGAACTTTTTGGAGTGCATAAGCCACAGCCGCAGAGATTGTTAGGACATGTTATCACAGGCATTGTTTTATTGATCAAGTGATTGCGTAAAGTTTCAACAATAGTATCTGATTCCATCAATGTTCCTATACTACCTCGCTTACTTTCAAGTGTGGCTTGACAGGTCTGATGATGATAGACTAATCCTGTTTGTTGTTCTATGTGTAAAAAATACCAGTTTACCGAACAGTGCCAGTCCTTGAATTGTCTATCTACAACTGCTTTCGCTGTTTCTTGACCGGCTGTGCTACAAACTCCAAACTCTCTGCCGCCACAACATGGTCTAGAAGTAGGAGTGATATCGATATTCCAGGTTTGTTTTAACCATTGTTTATGATCGTCTGTGTATAAGTGTGCTTGACTGGATTTACTATCGGGGTCGTCGCCTATCAGTCGAGGGATAAACTTTATATTCCATGTTGATAATCTTTCACAGACTGTCTTACATTCATCGAAGTAGTCTGCATGAAACATTACATTTACCTTGACCGCAATTTCGCTGCTGTTGAAAAAATTAATTCGATCAATAACACTGGCCTTAACTGAGTCTTTGGCTTCTGCATGATAGCTAACTGTTACATAGTCAAAATTTTCAATCACAGCCTGTGCTGTTTTTTCGCTCATGGCTCCGTTAGTAGTTAAACTGAGCTTGAGATTAAACGTATTCTTGTATGTGTCATCATACTCTTTGCGAATGTATTTTGCAAAATCAATGAATACGGGATTAACTGTGGGTTCACCGCCAGTGAAACTCACATGAAAATCTTTGTTTTTTCTATGCTGCGACACCAACAGAATGTAATCAAACAAAAAAGTTGTTGTAGCTTTTAATTGTTCTAAACTGGCGTGTGAACTAAAATTGTCGTGTCTATGAGCAGGACAATAACTGCAATCGTAATTGCACCTTCTACCTAAATCCCAAGTTACAATAAAAGGATCTTGGTTAACGGGAGTAATAGCAAAGATCTTGTTCAATTAGTAACTCTCGTAACGAACTGATCGTTGGGTTTGGAAAGATCATTTACTCCGCAGACTCTAGCACAGGTTATTAATTTTTTATCAGTCCAATAAGGCTCCCATACCTGTTGCCATCTATCGTCGTTGATAATACCCCTGATGCCTCGATCTACTGCATTTAAACTTTCAATGCCACCTAGATCGTTTACAAGTTCATAATATTGATCTAAGATCTGTTTTTTAATATCAGCTACAATACTTTGAGAGCCACTGTGATTATAGGGTGCTGACGCAAGAAAGCAGCAGGGAAATACATTCTTGTGTGCGTCTATATAGATTTCTTTTTTAGACAATGCATAACAATCAACCGAAGTTTCCGAATACCATTTTTTAAAGTTCTTGATAGTTTCGGCATCTATAAGTGTTACTTGATTAGCTGTTGGTGGCTCTAAATAATAGAGTGTGTCTCCTTCTTTATCCAGTACAGCAAATTTTAATTCTCCGATAAATCTAATGGTATTCTTAACCGTGAATCGCTGAAACCCTAATCGTTTTGATCTTGATTCTGCTTCCTCTACTTGATGCTCGTTGTGTTTGAATTTAATAAACACCCATTCTGCTATGCCACCGGCATCAATGAATAATTTGGCGTTGTGTACCACACGTTCATACATGGTACCTACTCGATACAAGTGATGTGTATCTTCTAATCCGTCAAGAGCAAATACCACAACATGTTTTTCCGGCATCGCGGAATATAAATCATTCCACCAAATCGCACTTCTTGCGCCGCCGTTGGTGTGAATTCTTAAATCAATATGAGGAGCATGATCCTTGAGATACTGGCACATTGGAATGAGATCGTTATTCATCATAGGATCTCCGAAGTTACCACAGAAGTAAACTCCTTCTAATTGTGCCAATGTTTCTTTGTCAAAAATCTGCACGAATTCATCATAGGTCCAATCGGCTATCTTCAAGTTGGGATTTTCTAATCCGCCTTTATAGTTGCGAGGACACATAGGACAGGCTGCTTGACAGCGTGTGCTGATCTCTAAATGAACTGTTTTTAATTCGTTAAACTTAAACATTACGTCCTATAATCATAAATCTTTTGTATAAAGGTAATTCTAATTCGCCTGCCCATACCACATTAATTTTAGACTGTGTTTTAAACTCGTCGAGATCGTTTGCGATTCTTACATGTTCTGGAATATTATAATTGTTGCTTTGCAGCACCAACAATGTGTTATACGGCATTCCACTTAACCAAAGATCGTATTGGTCCTGTGTTATATGTTCGCAGCTGGTATTAATAACAACATCGGCATCACTGCGAATAGCACACATATCTGCGGTCACTGCACGAAACTTACCTGCTATCTCTTCTTTCTTGTTCATCATTGTAGCAATAGGTTCGCATGTAGGGTCGATATCAATACTACGAATATTTTTAACATAGATATCGCTTTGGAATAACATACTGGCTAATACTCCAACCCACCCGCCGTGGATGTCTATACTAACAAACTTGTTGACATTCTTACGTAGATTTGTAATTAACCACTCTTTGCTGTTAAGTTGTCCCGACCAAAAGGCATCCATGGTCCTCATAGGATCATCACTTTGTCTAATGGCCTGCATCCAGTAATGTAAGTGTTCTGTATCAATCATCATAATAAGTGAGCCAGTTCTGGGAATACTTCGCTGGCATTTGTTTGCCTTATACTGTCCAGACTATCAACATATTCCTTGAAATCTGGCAACAGGTGTGTGTGATCTTCTGCTTCTACAAATTTTAAAATACTTTCCCAGCGATTCCACCCATTGGGGTTGTGTTTCCAGAAATCGTCATCCTGTCTATAGTTGTCCCACAGCCATTGTTTAAATTCTTCAAAATCTTTTCTCAACTGTATCTTATCTTCTTTGGAAAGAATACGTGCTGAAAGAAAGGTAGGAATATAAAGCATATGCATGTTTAGTAGACCCCCACCAGCTTGGATGTCAAATACTTCAAAGAAGTTTATTTTCTTAAAGTTTTTCTGTATTTTCCATTTGGCAAAATCTATAATATGTTTGATATTGAAAATTTGCACAGCACAAGCAATACCTACCTTGATGTTGTCTGGAGTGTTGTCAAGTTTTTCCAACGCTGCTTCAGTCTCGGCCCAACTCACAGGATATCGAATGTAATGATTACGATCGCCCACAGCATCTATACTGAAAGCAAATCTAACTTCTCGGAACTTAGACCATATTTCGATGATTTCATCATCAACCAATACTCCGTTTGAATTGTATCGAACTGTGATATTACTGGCATGGCCTCTGCGAATGATCTCTTCTAAGAACTTTCTATGCTCTTTGATCATCAACGGCTCACCGCCTGCAAAATATAATTGTTGAATGTTAGGTATCTGTTGAAAAATCTCTTCCCAAAGCTCTGGCTTTTCATACCATTGGTTATCGAATGTGTCTTTGTCCCAATTGATCTGCTGTAGAATAATAGGACTGCGAGTTTTATTGATCAGTTTGTCGTAGTCTTGTGTCCATCTGCTGCTGTCGTGTGGAGTACACATCACACATTTTAAGTTGCAGTTATGGCCAAGTCGTAGATCGAGGTATCGTATCATCGGCGGAACCACACCGTTGGTGTCTGTGTCTCTGACTAACTGTGCAAGGTCAGTGCCTTCTTCATGCCAGTAGTATGTTTCCCACACACGTTTGCTAACAATGCCTTGTGCTTCTTCTTCGAAACACTTAGAACAGCTTGACGGTATGTTACCATCCAACATGGTAGTTCTAACTGTTCGCATATACTTGTTATTCCATGCACTCTGTAGAGTCTCTTTACCAAAGTTTGCTGGAATACCATCTTCTTTTTTCACTAACCCTGCATCCATAACACCGTTAGTGGCCTGGCTGGCATTAGACCCGCAGCACAATCTTGCATCACCATTGGGACGTGTGGCCACATGTATCCATGGCAAGACACAAAAGGTAGAGGTACCTGTTTTCTTTTCTACTATTTCAATAAATTTTTTAACTTTATCAGACACGACCAAACCCCCATTGTCTTTCTTCACACCACCAACATTTGCCACAATGGTCGTAGTACTCTAGTTTCCCTATTTGTTCGCAGCTACGTGTTACAGGAAACAGAGTTTCCATTAAATTTAATTGTTTGTAAATATCTGCAATTGTTTTTTTATCTTTGTTTACAAACGGTTGATACAGAAACCCATCGTATTCGATTTCTTTTTTAATTGTCAACGGATCTCTATTACTCTGTTCTGAACCCTGTGCTGCGAAAACAACATCAGCGGGAGGATTAGCGGTGATCGCAAAAAAGATACAACTGATAGTTTTATTTTTTAGATACTCATGTGGAACATCAAACAAGGTATTTTCTATTTGATCTGCTGCATAATACGAATGCTGTATAACATTTAAATTACCAGTGAGTTGAATACACCGTTCAATGACTTTAGGAACTATAACTGCATTAGCCCTTCCCTTGCGATCGTTTGAAAGAGTAAAAATATGTATAATGTCTGTGCAATTTGCCATAAGAATATACAGCAACAGAGAACTATCCACTCCACCAGAACAGCTGATGCCGATGGGCCCATCTGGTATGTCTACAAAAGTATCATTGGATAGATTTATTCTTTTCATGGTTCTCTGCGAAATGTATATTTTTCCATTTTGGAATCTTAGAATCTGCTGAACTCACACAATTGGCAGTCTCGCAATTTTGTGGACTGCTAAACAATTTAAATCCCTGAGTCAATGTTCCCAAGGGTTGATCGTGACAGCTATAAGATCGTTTCACTTCGTTACTTCTTATTATAACACTTTGATACCCACTATTGCAACTCCATTCTTGAAATTTATTAAACCCAAATGCATTGAATCGTTCTGCTTGATCAAACAGATATTCTGTGCCGGTGTCATCGTATAATGCGATTTGATAAAGTTCTCCGTCTATCGACTGCTGTGGAAATCCTGTCTGCATGAGATGTATCATTTCGTCGGTATATCCATCTACAATGCCACTGGCTGTGGGATCACTCTGAGGTTTCAGTGTTACATTAATTCCGCGAGCATGAAATCGTTGGCAGCGTTCATACAGAGACCAAAATTGATCGGGCACCATGACTTGATTTATTGTGACATGCACCCGCTCGTAGATCAATTGCAGACACTTGTCTCCAAACTCCTGCTCCTTGGCAAACTCTGCATGAAAGCTGGCTGTGATACTTCGACGTTGCACCATGTCTGTGTTAGCACACCATGTATTCCACCACTTAGATCCAGGTGAAAGATTAGTGGTCATGTGTATACTTTGATAAGTGCTTTCTAGATCATCTTGCATATACCGCATGAGTTGAGGCAGCTGTTTATAAGCAGTAGGCTCGCCACCCGAGAAACTCCAATGAAATTCAGTAAATCCATTAGCCCGTGCCTGCTGTTTAATTTCATCTATGGCATTGGTATATACTTCGAATGGTTGATAATCAATTCTATCACTGCGAGCATAGGGCCAGCAGTATGAACAGTTATAATTACAGAAACGTCCCAAAATCCAACTGATGCTGAACAGCGGTCTGTCCAGCATGGTACGTTGTCCAAATCTTACTATGCGATCAAAAGGTATCTTGGTGAAGTCGTGCGTCATATTCTGACAGTATTTAACTACAAAAGTCTTGACCTTTTGTGTTTGCGGTTATATACTGTATGTGTGGTCGTGAGTGGAACTTGGTATACCTCCGGTCCGTTGTGAAACGCATTTGGGCAAGGGCAACGTCTTAGACATCGCTTTGTAGGTTCGAATCCTACCGACCACACCAATACAAGGAATATAGTTTGAGCGTTTTTTCATATGAAAACACATACCATGTTATCTATCATGATACCTGTGACGAATTCGAACGAGTAAGATCTATCTGCTTGGAAGAAGATAACTGGTTACGAAAAAACTATACGAAAGAAAATCTCGTTATCAAAGACCACAGTGGATACGTAGTTGTTTACCAAAAGGTCACTGACAAGCCTATTATAATGGCGGGTGTGTACAACAACGGAAAATTTCCAAACAATGTTGCCCGGATGGCCAATCGACTTTATTTGTTTCCTGAATTTCGATGCGGTAGACACAACATGATCGAGTCTTATAAATTGCATCACGAAAGAATTGTAAAGCCGTTGATGGATATAAACCATTACGACTTGTATATTATTACCATGCAGAATCGCAATCGTGGTGGTAAGGGTTGGTGGAATCTTTGGAAAAAGATGATGCGTGAATCCAGCAATAACATGTGGACTGAACCAGACGGATATATACAAACCTGCCCGTGGATGGTGCAGCAATGTTGGCAAAATTTTGTGTATTATGAACAACGGATAGGATTGTTTGATGAATGGAATCCCACAATATTATCTCACGATCAATGGCAAGAATTATCGGAGGGTCCATGACTACCAATCAAAAAATTAGAACTATACAATTCATCAACTTACTGTTGTCTGTATTTGCGATATATTATGCGTTGACTACTGGTCCGGCCTATCTGCTGATACTTTCGTATCTGATGTTTGTGATCCTGTGTCCCATTGGCATTAGTGCTGGACTGCATAGATTACTCACTCATCGCTCATTTACAACAACTCCGTTTATAGAAAAAGTTCTATCTATCACAAGTGTATACGCTACAGTAGGTTCTCCGATTGCATGGGTAGCTATACATCGATCCCATCACGGATTTTCCGATCAAGAAAACGATCCCCATAGCTCTTATCGAAATGGGAAATTATCTTTTAGAAATATCGTGGCTGTGTGGACAGGATACGGATCTCCGAAAGTTAAAATCCCAATCAGCTATGTAAAAGATCTTTCAAGAAATCAATTTCAAAGATGGATTCACGATAACTATTTTAAATTGTTACTGATACCAGTAATTATTTTATTTTTGATAAATCCAATAATGGGGTTGTTTTTATATTGTTTACCTGCTACAATTGCACTTAACACAACAAGTATGGTAAATGTTTTAGGTCACAGTCATGGTTATCGCAACTATGACACAAAAGATTTCAGCACTAACAGCTGGATAGCCAACCTGGTCAGTTTAGGAGAAGGTTGGCATAACAATCATCACGGGGCTGCTGGTGAATATACGACTCAAAAAAATCCGAAAGAATGGGATTTAATTGGGTGGTTTATTAATCATATCAAAACTGGATGAAGCAGTAAATTTACATAAAGGAAAAAAAATGTCAAACACAGTAGAACAACTAAAAGCAGCAATGGAAGCATTCTTGGCAGAAGATGCAAAATTTGCCGCAGGTAACAATGCCGCAGGTACTCGTGCTCGTAAAGCACTTCAAGAAGTAGGCAAGGCAGTTAAGGCTCGCCGCAACGAAATCACAGAAGAAAAGAACGCTCGCAAAGAAGCCAAGGCGTAATCATGAGCAAGAAAGATCTCGACGATCCTGATGCAGGCATCATTGCACAGGATATGGGTAGTTTAGATCTCGGTTACGGTGCCGTTCCCCCTAGCTATACTATAAGCTCTGGTTACGGCACCGATACTATTGCCATAGATTCATCTTTATGGTCTGTTGGATCTACTACGATATCTAACGGTGGGTATACTATAGGAACTGGTAGCACTACTGTTCCGTACACATACACTACCACTGGTACATCTGGACAGTTTTTAACATCCGGGTCTAACGGTACAAGTTGGAACACTGGTACCACTGTACACATTGACGCCGATGGCCTGACCATGAAGAAAGGAGCCGACATTAAAATTGGTGGCAAGAGTCTAACAGAAGCTATTGAAAAAATTGAAGAACGATTGGGCATACTTCATCCCAATCCCGAACTAGAATCGCGTTGGGACAAGTTGAAAGATTTGCGTAGACAATACGTGGAAATGGAAAAAGATATTCTCGAAAAAGAGAAAATCATGAAGATTTTAAAGGGATAAAAATGAATGTTCGATTACTCAGCTATAGTCAGCCCACACAGGAATTTGCAGAGCTTGGCCTCACAGATGCGCAAGAACTCATTGCGTATTGCGCCCGTGTCAGCAATCCCTCCAATCAACTCAACACAGACACATCAGAAAAACTTATCAGATACTTGGTCAAACACCAACACTGGAGCCCACTCGAAATGGTCTCCGCCTGTATCGAAATCACAACCACAAGAGATATTGCACGACAAATCTTGCGACACAGAAGTTTTAGTTTCCAAGAATTCAGTCAGCGATATGCTGACCCTACTAAAGACCTGTCGTTCGTATGTAGAGAAGCACGGTTGCAAGACCCAAAGAACAGACAGAACAGTGTTCCGCTGGACGGCACCCTCGGTCATGCATTATTACAAGATGAGTGGAGAAATAGACAACTCGAAATTATTAGACTCACAAAAGAAACATACGAGTGGGCTGTTACTAAAGGCATAGCAAAAGAACAAGCTCGTGCTGTGTTACCAGAAGGCTTAACAGAAAGTCGTTTATACATGAATGGCACCTTGCGATCATGGATTCATTTCATTGAGCTACGAAGTGCTAACGGCACACAAAAAGAGCATCAAGAAGTGGCTGTGGCCTGTGCAAAGGTAATTGCGGAAATATTTCCAATGGCTAACGATTTAACAGTTACCAAATAACTTTTACAATCATTGTGCCTGACTTCAATTTCATCGATCAAACTAATTCCCATCATTCATTTCAGGTGGCATGGGAATCCACATTAAAATGCAATTTAGATTGCAGCTATTGTGGCGACGGGCATGATAACAGTCAGGATCATCCTAGCCTTGAAGACAGTCTTCGTACTGTTGATTTTATCGTAGAATATTTAAATTTATATATGTGTTCACGACCAGAACACATTAGATTTGCTACGTTGAATATACAAGGCGGAGAAAGTATTTTCCATCCTCATATTTTAGAAATACTTCAATATATAAAAAATAAAAAATCTTTATATGATAATTGGAATCTCAATATTGGGTTGATCACTAATGGCATAACCAGTCCGGATCGTTGGAAAAAAATTGCAGATGTAGTTGATTATTTTACTATGAGTTTTCATTCCGAAAGTCTTGTAAAGCAGCAGAATATGTTTAGGCAAAATGTAAAATATTTAAAAGACAACAATAAAAATTTTCAAGTGTCTGTTCTCATGCATCCTAAAAAATGGCAGGTGTGTTTAGATCAAATTGAATGGTGTAAAATCAACGATGTGAAATATATCACACGCCAATTAGATCACGGATGGACCAATTTTAAATTCAATTACACTCCCGAACAATCTGAATTCTTAACCGGGACTAAACATGTGTCAATGACTACCAAGGTGATATCTTTTTTTAAAAACGGTATCGATTTGTCGTCTAAAGGACGAGCATGTTGTGGTGGTGAAATTCTTTGTACTGATGTAGATAGCAGTACCACATACATTAAAAATAATAGATTTAAAGGTTGGACCTGCTCGGTCAATCGATTCTTTCTGTACATAAGACAAACAACCGGAGAAATTTATACCAATAAAGACTGTAGAATGAATTTGGACAGCGAAGTTGGAGTGTTAGGATATCTAAAAAACAGTGAAGAATTATTAAAAGATCTCAAACAAAAACTAGAGACTAATACATTACCCGATATTGTCTGTGCTAAGTCCAGTTGCTGGTGTGGATTGTGTGCCCCTAAAGCTGCGGACGCAGATGGTTATAAAAAACTCATGCAAAAATACAGCATATAAATATTTGCATGAAAAAAATTTATATAATCGGTGGTGGAACAGCTGGATGGTTCACCGCATTGCTTGCTAAAAAATTCTATCCACATTACGATATAACACTTATAGAAAGTGGCGAAATTGGTATTTTGGGTGCTGGAGAAGGATCTGTACCGTTCTTAACAAATATCCTCGATATGTTAGACATCCCGATCACAGAGTTAATTAAAGAATGCAAGGCCACATTCAAATTAGGAATTAATTTTGCTAATTGGAATAACGACGGGAAAAGTTATTTCCATAGTTTCATATACAAAGACGAAGTACAAAATCCTATTCCTGTGCATCAAAACTTGATTGACAAGTTACTGTCATTGCAACAGTCAATAGCTAACAGTGATTCACAAGATTTATCAGTATACGAAAAAATGTCTAAGGAAAATCGTGTGCCATTTACTTGGTCCGATAAAGATTCCTCCCTCGACGCACTCCCTTTAAATCATCACGGCCAGTTTTCTTTGCACTTTGATGCAAGACTGCTGGCAACTTATCTATCAAAGTTTGCGGCCAACAAGGGCATACATCATATAGATGCGAAGGTTAAAGAATTTCGAGGTGATAGAATTATCAGTCACATAGTTCTAGACGACGACATCGAATTAGCATGTGACTTTGTGTTTGACTGTTCGGGATTTGCTCGACTTGTAATCGGCAAACATCACAAAGTTAAGTGGAACAGTTATGCAGACAGCTGCGGACTCGATAGAGCCATGCCGTTTTTTATCGAACACGACAACAACATTTCACCGGTAACCGATGCATTCTGTATGAAGAACGGGTGGATATGGCGGATTCCTGTAAACGGTAGATACGGGTGCGGATATGTTTACAATTCAAAATTCTGTTCAGATCAAGAAGCTCTCGAAGAAGCAGAGGAATTTTTTGGTCAAAAACTTACCGTGCCTAAAATTTTTAAGTTCGAAGCAGGCACCTATGAAAAGGCCAAGATAGGAAATTCTATGGCAGTCGGGCTGAGTGCGGGATTTTTAGAACCGTTAGAAGCCACAAACATCTGGGTCAGTGCTTTGAATGTTATTGATTTTTTAAATTGCGACGGATTCAACACAACCGATATTAAGTTTGAAGAAGACCTCAACAAGCGATGCCTTGATCGAAACACCAACATATTAGAATTCGTGTATCTCCATTACATGACCAAACGTCAGGACACTGAGTTTTGGCGAGACTTTCAAAAGAATTATCCGCCTCCAGAACGATTAGCAATAATTTTAGAGCAACTGCATCAAGGCAAATCTCCCGAAATAGATTTTAGTATGTTCACTGATAGAAGTTGGATGCAGGTGTTGCATGGGTTGAGACTGGTAGACTTATCTAAGTATTATGATATCATGAAAGAGTATTATGTTCCTCACATATTATCCTCACCTGAGCATGTCCAGACAAATGAGTTTGTTTCCCATAAAGAAATTTTAGATTATTTTAATAATTTTGTAGTACCAAAAACATCCACAACATGAATGACGAAATAAAAGACTTCTGTCGCAACTACGAAGTTAATGTGCTTAACGACCAAAAACGTAGAGCACGTTATCACCCTCCACGTTTCTTTACAGACCCATCCCGAGCTGATATTATTCGCAATGACATCGTGGAGTTCGAAACTGAACAGGTCATTACCTTAGAAATTCCAGAAGGTCGACTACGCACACTTGTAGAAATGGAACGTCGTTTCTTTAAATGGCAACGGCATAGTCAAGGAGAAATTGACATGTTCGAGACCTTGATGAACAAAGAACGGGAAGAAGCACACTACAGGCATACCAACGCTGCTGTGCAAAAGGCCTACGAGCAATATTCGATCATGCTGAACCTTGCAGGGTATCAAAGAAAAATATGAAAACTGCTGTTGTCATCCCAGCAAGACTAGATAGTTCACGGTTTCCAAACAAGATGCTGTGCGATGTTGGAGGTCAGACTCTAATACGCAGAGTATACGAACAATGTTTGAAAACAGGATTTGATGTCTATGTGGCCACAGACAGCAAAGAAATCGCCGATCAGGTAGACAATGCGATCTTTGCCTACGACTGTGAAAATGGAACTGCTCGTATTGCAGAAGCATATAAACAGATGCCGCACTATGATTGCATCATCAATGTTCAGGGTGATATGGTTATTGTTCCTGTAGAAGATGTTCTCAAACTACCGGCATTGTTAGACATGCACGATGTTGCTACACTTAAACACCCAATGCAGCCGGACCAGCAACACGATCCAAACACTGTTAAGGTAATTTCCAGCAACGGAGAAGCACATTGGTTCTGTCGTGCGCCGCTGAAGTATGGAGATTGGCATTATGGAATCTATGCCTATCGAACCCCTGCATTGAAATGCTATAGAAGTTTAACTGTTTATCCAGAAGAGGCAATTGAAAGCCTTGAACAACTGCGTTGGATACAAAATGGATACACCATAGGCATCACCGATGCTGGAGTGGCTGCTGAAATTAATACACCTGAAGATTTGGAATCGTTCAAAAAACAAACATATTGACAGGTTTTCTAAAAGATAGTATAATTAACTTGTTCAGCAGAATAATCTTAAGGAATAAAAATGCGTAGTCATTATTGGACATGTTCAAAATTTGCAGATTGGCTTCGTGGTTCGCCAAAACTCAAGTGTGGCACCAGTGAAGAATGGGATGCTTGGTATGCCAGTTCAGCCAAAGCGCATCCTGTCCGTTATTGGATCGCTGAAGAAGGTCTCGACCATGTCCAAAAATTTGTCTACTACATACCAGATAAACTAAATGACGTTCGCTATTATATTAATAATCGCTGGGTTACTTGCAGTCATGCCCTTACTGCCCATCCCAGAGATATTAAACCGGGCACTTGGCGTGATGTGGGCAATCGCTTTCTTCCTTGTCTCTTTAACGAGCTTGTGGATTTTGTTGAAATAGAACAAGCGTGGCATCACTGTATTTGGAGTGATGATGCTAAGACTAAATTTGAAACCCCATGGTGGCGCAAGGGTTGGCTACGTTGGCGCACCTGGCGCTGTCCAGAAGCAGGTATGGAATATCTAAAATGGGCCAGCACCCTAACCAACGAAGAGTTTTTGGAAGAAGGTGAAAAGCATAAAGCTGAACCCACATATCAGGCCAAAGCTGCAAAAGAAATCATCGAGCTCTACACTTGGTGGACCACCACTTATCGCAACCGGCCAGATCCTATGGACGCCAGTGGATGGAGTGCCCACTGTGAAGCCATGCGAGTCAAATACCCAGGTAGCTTTTTCTCTAGTCTAAACTCAAAAGATCCAGAAGATCGCAAAGCCAGCAACAAGGCTCATAAGCTGCTTAGTAAAATTGAAAAAGCCTATGAAAAGGAAGATGAAGAAATGATGATTCGCCTTATCAAGATTCGCGAAAGCCTGTGGACCTAAAATACTTTCATCCTCATATACCCCCAGCATGGTTGGCGAGACCCGAAATCAAGTCAATGGTTGGTAAAGAAATAAAATATATTTCTGAAATTATTCCTGGATCAAGCGATTCGCCTGATAAAGAATTGTATAACGACCCAAGAATAAGTTTTAAGGCCAACTCATTAGGATATCGAGATGACGAATATCAAACAGCATACACATCAATCATAGTGTCATTAGGTATGAGCAGTACTGCCGGACTGGGAGTACGACTAGATCAAACTTATTCTAGCATAATAAAAGCAACATCGGGCACTGAAGTTTTAAATTTTGGTATTCCTGGTGCGTCTTGTGATACTATTGCTAGGATGGTTTGTTGTATCGTTCCCTACTTCAAAGCGATTTCACAGAATCTTACAGTGCTGGTGGCATGGCCCTACGACTCTCGAAGAGAAATATTCACCGAAGACTATCAGTATTCTTTTAACACAGCCACTCCACCTCCGATCAAAGACTATCTAAGATTGATAGACAACGAATCAAATCAATATAACAAAGAAAAAAACATTGCATTAGTTCGAACAGTGTGCGGATTACATCAAGTCAACCTATTAGAATTAGATGATATCATTCATCTCGCACCAATCGAGACTATCGATCGAGCTAGAGACGGGATGCATCCCGGACCCATTTGGCACAAAGATGTTGCAGATTGGTTCTTAAAGAGATTGTAAATCTGGAATATTTTATATATAATAAGAGCTATGCAAAGGCAAACTTCTTTTAGACTGTGGGTCGGAGAAATTTACAGAGAAAACTGTGAAGAACATCTGATCTACAACGAAAGTGTCTATACCATAAAACAATATTGGGATAGATACAAATGGTGGTTAAAACGTGAATACAGGTACAAACACAATGAAAAGTGAAACTCCAGCACTAGGTATTATGAAAACCGGCGAGTTCGGAGATTCAAAGTTTTATAAAGTTGTATGCGGTTGTGGTCAGCCTGATCACGACATTGACTTCGAAGTTGAAGCAGTTGATACCGGAATCAATGTCAATACCTATGTTGTATCCAAAACTGATTATTGGTCCGAATCATTTAAGAAACGATATGATATTGATAATACTTGGCTGCAAGAATGGGATTGGTTCTGGAAAGATCTAATCAACGGATTTATGTGCCGTGTCAAGTTGACATGGACTGTGTGGACTCAAGGTTATGTTAAAACAGAATCAACTATCGCCATGACCGAACAGCAGACTCTCAACTACGCAGAAACTCTCAAATCTGCAATTCAAGATGTCAAAAATTTCAAAAAGCCCTGATCGATTCAGCTTTCAAAAAACAGGATATGTTAATCGCCAGGAAGAAAAAGGCGAACCGTTAAACGACGATTATCTCGACTTGTTCGATAAAATTCTCAACGAACACAAGCATAAGTTTGATGACCCGCAACGCCGTATAAACAATATGGAATACGATCTACTGACCACTGATTGGATTCTAGATAAAGTTCGTGCTGAAGAATCATACGCTCAAAATTTGTATGCGGCAATGTGCAATAACGACTTCATCAAATTAGAAGTTATTCCTATCCTTAGACAAGATCCAAACAAAGACTATTGGTCAGCTTCCTGGCGCAGTGCCGGGGGCATTGTTGCAGACATGCGTGAACAAGGCGACTATATTGATTGGTACTGCTCAGGAATGGGCGGGCTTAGTGGGTATGACAAGGATAGTGAAACATATGAAGAGTGGCAAGCTCGTACTAAGTATGTTCCTGAAGGGTTAGTAACCGACGAGATCCGGAATGATCTCCAACGTCTTGGCTGGGCAATAGTGCCTGGTGGAGATTGGGAAAAATTTACTTAAGGAGATTGTGTTAGTATCATGAACTTTGAACTATACGAAGTTTGGGCGGTGGATGAAGCCGGTCACGAAGAATTGGTAGAAACCACCAGCAGTAGAAAAGAAGCGTTGGAGATAGCAGAAGCTAATCTCGGATTGGGTGTTATGGAAGCTGTGGTTTATCAAGAAGATGAAAACGGTGACCTACATGAAATCAAACGATTTAATCATGGTTGACAACCTCGCCGTTTGGTGCTATAATATATGTATTGTTTAACAACAGGAGTGACTAAATGGTAACCAAACTAAAAAAAGCATCTATTGCGATCCGCCAAAACAAAGGGCGTGATCTAAGTCCAAAATGGGACGATCACGAGACCATGACTGCTGATGAATTTAGTCGACACTTCCGGATGGCCATGAGTTATTATCGTTTGGAAACCAGCGGCAAAGAACTCAAACCCAAAGTTATTAATTGGATGAGCAGCCAGAACTATCCAAAAGATGTTATTAAAGCGTTTAAAGATACCAAAGACAATCGCTGTGGCACAACCGTAGGTGCTATTGCTGCTAATCTGTTGCGTGGTATGCCGGCAATTCGTGCAGACTTCAACGAAGGTCGCAACACCGCAGAATGGTTGAGTAAATCTATTGCTAAAATTATCGAAGAAGGCAAACATGATGAGACTGAGTCCGAAGAAGGCGCAGTAGAAATCAAGCCAGCAGTTTACACTCCGTCTATTCAAGAGAGACTTCGTGAAGTTGCATTGGGCATGACTGAAGAGATCGAAGATGCCATTGAGTCATTCCAAACAGATCCAGATGCATTTGATCCAAAAGCATTTAAACTGTTAAATCTTCTGCGTGGTCGTCAAGCCAAAGCTGCTCACGCTCGTATTATTAAAGACTTGTACACCCGTAACTATGAAGAATTGGTAGAAGCAGCCACTACCAAAGACGAACAGTTAAAAGAAGGGTATTCTCATTTGAGCAAGGCCAACTTGAAAAAGATCACGCTGTTCTACAGCGAAATCCTTTCAGCCTGCGATATGCTGGCTCAAGAAGCCAAGGTCAATAAAAAGCCTCGTGCCAAGAAGCCTACTGATAAAGCCAAGGTTGTGGCCAAGATGAAGTATCTCAAACAGGACGAGACACTTAAATTAGTTTCTATTAATCCGCAGGACATCATCGGTGCTAAAGAACTGTGGATCTACAATGTTAAGACACGTAAATTGGGCAAGTATGTGGCTGCGGAATTCAACGATCTCGGAGTTAAAGGCACCACAATTACTGGATCTGATCCAATGAAAAGTGTTCAGAAAACCCTGCGCAAGCCAGAAGAGCAGCTTAAAGAGTTCAAAGCAGCTGGCAAAGTGCAGTTACGCAAGTTCTTAGACGATATCAAAGCTGTGGATATCAAACTCAACGGCAGGATCAACGAGGATACTGTGCTACTCAAAGTACAATAACAAAGTAAATTCTCAGTAAAAAGCGGGCTTCGGTCCGCTTTTTCGTTGGCGGATAAATACATTACTATGAGCAATGTCAATAATTTATTAGCCGCACTAGGCGATGAGATCAACGCAATCGCACAAACCGCTGCCCCAGATGTCAAAGAAATCGCAAGGAAAATGCCGTTTCGATCCCTTTCAGGAGATCACATTTCCGGAGGCAAAATACAAAACTTTGCCAGCACTGGTATCACAGATACCGCTGTAAAAACTCAGCTTACTGTAAGCAACGACGGTGTAACTGTTAAGAATCTATTTGTAGAAAACATAGATAATCTCACAGTCGCAGGCACGTTAAAAACCAAGATTCTAGAAGTCGATGAGATACGTGCTGACATCAAGTTTGAAAAAGATGTGCCTATCACGTTTTCAGGAGATACCTTAGATGGCAAAGGACTGCTGTGGGCTGGACAAGGTAACACCAAACAGCTGATATTCAATTCAAACCCTGACAGATTTTTTATATCAGAACACATTGATCTAGCACGTGGTAAATCGATTTCTGTCAACAACATTAAAATAATAGATGAGTTAGAGTTAGGTCCTACTATAACTAAAAGTAATCTTAGAGAAGTTGGACGTCTAAAGGGTTTGATAGTAGACGGTGGGTTTAATGTTGGCCAGTACATGGTGTTTGATGCTAACACCAGTCGATTAGGATTAGGCACAGAAAACCCCAATGCCGCTCTGAGCATTGTAGACGATGGTGTAGAATTAGTGTTAGGCGCCAAGGATACTGTAAAAGCATTTATTGGCACATATGCCAGCAATAATTTAGAATTAGGCACAGACAATACTGCAAGAATAATTATTTCATCTAGCGGCAACATAACACTAGGCAATCCGACAATTGCACCAGTTCAGGTCAGTGTGCATGGGAAACTGTCAGTGCGAGTATCAACTCCAGATCCAGAAGTTGATCTTCATGTCAACGGTGCGGTGAGATTCAACAACAGACTGCAAAAATATGACAGTACGTATCCCACATCTGGATCGTACAACGAAGGCGACATCATATGGAACATACAACCAAGAATGAACTCCTACGTGGGTTGGGTTTGTATTCAAACCGGAGCACCCGGTCTGTGGTCTCCGTTTGGTAAAATTGGAAATTCATAATATGGCAAGTCAAGAAAAATTAAATGCCCTAACAACCTTGTTGCAAGAAGTACTTCAGGAAGGTCAAGACATCAACTCTGCTGAATTTCCTTACATAGTTATCAAAGGTGATATCAATGGCAAAGGCATACTGTGGAGTGGGCAAGGACATAATAAACAATTTTTGTTTAACACCGACCCTGATAGATTTTTTGTTTCCGAAAGTATCGATTTAGCAAAAAATAAAAACCTATCTATCAATAACATCAAAATACTAGACGAAAAAGAACTAGGAGCTACCGTAACAAAAAGCAGTCTCCGAGAAGTTGGACATCTCAAAGGATTGATAGTAGACGGTGGGTTTAGTGTAAATCAGTATTTGATCTATGACTCCAACACTGATCGCCTAGGGTTAGGCACAGATCAACCCAAAGCCGCTGTTAACATTATAGATCAAAATGTAGACATTGTTATAGGTGCATCATCGCCAAACACTGCTATGATTGGCACTTACAATTACACAGATTTAGACATCGGCACTGACCACACTGCACGGATTTCTATCAAGGCCGGTGGCAACGTAGTTATAGGAAACCCTGCGACAGGGGATACTAAAGTTGCTATCATAGGTTCTCTAGCTATCAATGTCAGCAGTGCTGATCCACGCAGCAGTCTGCATGTTAACGGAGCATTAAAGTTCAATGACAAACTGCACCTTGGAGGCAACGAACCGCCTGTCAGTGGCGGGTTCAACGAAGGTGATGTAGTATGGAACAATTATCCGACCCCTGGAAAATTTGTGGGTTGGGTATGTACCAAATCAGGCAGTCCTGGCATATGGAACGGATTCGGCAGAATTGAATAATGCCACAAGCATTGGTAATCGGCAATGGCGAAAGTAGACGTCATGTTGATGTTAGTACATACACTCAACATATACTCATAGGCTGCAATGCCATACACAGAGATCTCAATGTCGATCATTTGATTTGTTGTGATCGTAGAATGGCAGAAGAAGCTGTAAATAATCCCAATACCAAAGACACAGAAATCTATGTACGTGATCATTGGCATCACTACTTTAGAAAAATAAGAAAAAACAAAAACATCAATCTGTTACCCGAGGTACCAACTACAGGCGAAGCAAAAGTCAACCAAGCTGAACATTGGGGCAGTGGTGGATACGCTGTGTTATTGGCGGCTGCATTAGGTCATCAAGAAGTCACTATGATTGGTTTTGATCTGTATCCAATTGATCATGCGGTGAACAACATCTACAAAGGCACTGTGAATTATGCCAGAGCTGGATCGCAGGCAGTGGATCCCAGCTATTGGGTTTATCAGATTGCATCAGTATTCACACATTATCCCGATACCACGTTTGTGATCTATAATAGACAGGGGTGGACAATGCCATCGGAATGGAGAAAAAATAATGTGGAATTCATTGCATTATAAATAGAAATGTAATATAATATTACAATACACACACAAAGAGGACTCTATGGCATCATCCCTCTCTAAACACTCTGCAGTCATCAAACTTGCTACCTATATAAAGGAGACTAGAGATGGCAAAATATCTTTCAACAAAAACTTACGGCAACGACCGCGGACTTTCATGCTGTTTTAGACAGTGGAGAAGTACACATAGTCACTGCTCATTACTACACGGATACTCAATCGGTATCAAATTAATTTTCGAATCAGAAACCTTAGACGACCGCAATTGGGTCATGGATTTCGGCGGCCTCAAAGCGTTTAAAGAGTGGTCAGAGTGGCAGTTTGATCATACTACTGTAATGGGCAGTGATGATCCTCATCTAGAAAAGTTCAAAGAACTGGCTAAGTTAGGCAAGCAAGCAGAAGGCGGTGTACTGGATCTACGTATTGTAGAAGCAGTAGGTTGCGAAAAGTTTGCTGAGTTGGCTTATCGAACTATGAACGAAATCCTAGAAGCATACAAAGAAGGTCGAGGTTGGACACATCCAGACGGTCGTGTGTTTGAAGCACGTTATCCTGTTGGTCAAGGTGTCAACCTTCGCAGTGCTGAAGTATTTGAACACGCTGGCAACTCGGCAATTTATGAGGCCTAATGAAAAGGCTTTGGCGTTTATGGGCTAAAGCACTAGGTGAAAAATCAGGTGCTACTGATCGAGAAGCTGATTCAGTAGCACTTGTTCGTACAGTTATCATACTGATCTATATTATCACAAACCTGTTTATTATCGCTGGTGTCATCAGACATTGGTAAATAATAATATGCGTACATTTAACATTAACTCCCTTACGATCGGCAATGACCTTCCGTTCGTTCTTATAGCTGGTCCTTGTCAGATAGAAAGTCAAGAACATGCGGAAGCTACCTGTGCTAGACTTATTGCTATCACTGCGTTGCTTGGTATTCCTTTAATCTATAAAAGCAGTTTTGACAAAGCCAATCGAAGTAGTATTACCACTAAACGAGGCGTTGGCATCAAGGAAGGCTTACAAATTCTTAATGGCATCAAACATCAGTTTGGTGTGCCTGTTTTAACCGATATTCACGAATCATGGCATGCCAAAGAATGTGCAGAAGCCGGTATAGACATACTACAGATCCCAGCGTTTTTATGCCGGCAGACTGATCTGTTATTGGCCGCAGGCGAAACTGGCTGTGCTATTAATGTTAAGAAGGGACAGTTCCTTGCACCGCACGATATGAAAAATGTTGCGGCAAAGATTGCTTCGACTGGTAATGAACGCATCATGCTATGCGAAAGAGGATACACTCATGGGTACAATAATCTTGTTGTGGATATGCGTAGTTTGCCTATTATGGCAAGCACCGGGTATCCAGTGGTCTTTGATGCCACACATTCTGTACAACAACCTGGCGGAATGGGGGAAAGATCTGGAGGCGATAGGACCATGGTCCCGTACTTGGCGAGAGCTGCTATAGCCACTGGATGTGTTTCTACGTTATTCATGGAATGCCACGAAGACCCAGATAATGCACCTAGCGATGGTCCTAACATGATCAAGCTAGACGATTTGAGCGAAATACTAAAAGACTTGGTGGCCATAGATGGAATTGTCAAAAGAAGAGCGTAAGCAACAAAAAGCTCTGCGTCGTATGGAAAAAGAAAGACTGGTAGTACAGACCACCGGTACCCAAATTACCATATTGTGTGTGAGATTTGGTAATAGATATGGTCGCGAATATGTAGAAAGACTACGGAATATGGTAGCTAGACACATGACTATTCCCTACGAGTTTGCCTGTCTCACCGACGATCAACATCCAATACCTGGCGTTAGATCAATCTATCAACAGAATGCCGGCTATTCTAAAGGTTGGTGGCATAAAGTTCACATGTTCGATCACAAACTTCCATTAGCTGGTAGAATATTATACTTTGATCTAGACGTGGTCATACACGATAATATAGATAAGTTAGCCATGATGTTTAAAGATCAGTTCATGGGCATACACGATTTCAATCGCAAGTTCTTTGCCAATTGGAAATATCTCAACAGTTCAGTCATGGCCTGGGATCACGGAAGTCAAAATTACATCTGGGATCAATTTAAATCCAATCCTAAAGAGGCCATGCGTCTGCAAGGAGATCAAGATTGGATTTGGAAGCTAGGTAAAGACAGGATTAGATTTTGGCCTAGGGAGTGGATACAGAGTTATAAGTGGGAGATCCGCAGTCGAGAAGAATTGACCATGGTCGAAGGTAAGAGAAAGTTCAAACAAGAAGATCATGCCATACAACTGCATCCAGATTGTTGCGTTACTGTATTCCACGGTGATCCAAAACCGCAGGATGTAAAAGATAAATTTGTAGTTGACAACTGGTGCTGACGATGCTATAATAGTTGTATGACTATTACTACTCGTGAACAACTATCCGACCTGCTGCACACCGGCGAGTGCATTGTAGAATTTACCAAAATAAATGGCGAAGTACGTACAATGCCTTGTACACTCAATGAATCATTGATACCTCCGCCTCCTGTACACGAAACCAACACAGATAATCCCATCGACTTTCCGATTCCCAAGAAGGAAAAGAAACAGAATCCAGAAGTAATGAGTGTTTGGTGTTTGGACAAAAAGGAATGGCGCTCCTTCCGCATCGCCAATGTGATTTCAGCGAAAGCTAAAGATGACAACATCGCAGTATAAAAAACTCGAAGACGGTCCTATGGACGAAATTGATGCCGCAGTATGGAGTGGGGACACTTTCCATAATCGTGCTAACATTGCAGCCTTTCGAGAAATGATGGTCCGCTGGGAACGCGGTTTGAAAATGTGTGAAGACATCCTTAGTGAGGTACCCGAGAATGATTAAGCGTATTGGATTTGCCTGTAAGTGGATCGACGGTCCTAGCCAAATTAATGGCATTAATATCAAAGACGACTGCAAGAAATATAACACAGGATCTACCACAGTGGCCTGGTTAAATAGACAGACCAAGGATGTGGCCACTGAAAGACTCTGGTCCTTAATGGAACAGAATATCGAGTCATGCCGCTTGCTTGTAGAACGAGTAGGGAGTTTAGATGAAAATCTTAGAATGGTACGACTCAGCAGCGATATCCTTCCTGTGTACACTGAGCCAACTTGGAGTTGGTTTTGGCGGACTCCCGATGTCCGAGCCTATTGCGAAAGAGCATTTCGAACCGTGGGCGATCTGGCCCGCAAGAATAACGTTAGGCTTAGTTTCCATCCTGGTCAGTTTACTGTCTTGGCTAGTGATAACCCGGGTATTGTAGAACGTTCAATAGAGGAATTTGAATATCATGTGGACATGGCTCGCTGGATGGGGTATGGTAAAACGTTTCAAGATTTTAAGATCAATGTTCATATCGCTGGCCGACAAGGCCCAGCCGGTATCCGTAGTGCTTTGGCACGGATGACTCCGGAAGCAAGAAATACCCTTACAATCGAAAACGATGAAATGACTTGGGGGATCGATTCCAGCATTGAACTAGTCAATGACTGTGCATTGGTTATGGACATTCATCACCATTGGATTAAAACTGGAGAATATATTGAAGCAAATGATGACCGTGTTAAAAGGATTATTGATAGTTGGCGTGGTGTTAGGCCTGTTATACATTATAGTGTTTCACGGGAAGACGTTGTTATTGACCATGCCACAGACACCTTTCCCTCCCTTGATGCGCTGATCGAAAGCGGACACAAGAAGGCAAAACTCAGGGCTCATTCAAACTTCTATTGGAATACAGCAGTAAATGAATGGGCACTGAGTTTTAGAGATCAGTTCGATATCATGTGCGAGAGCAAGGCTAAGAACTTAGCCAGCTTTGCACTTTACGAACAGAGTCTTAAGCTGCCGGCTTAGCTTTTGGTTTTTTAGGAGCAGGTGGCTTCTTAGCTGTCGCTGGCTTTTTTGGGGCTGCTTTCTTCGCAGGAGCGGCCTTTTTCTGTGGCTCTACTTTTGCGGCAGGTGCCTTTGCTTCTTCGACCACCGGTGTTGGTACTGCGACTTCAACCACAGGCGCTGCTTCTACCTTATATGGAACTTCCGCAGTTTGTTCTGCTGGCTTAGAACCAAATAGTTTCTTTAATAAACCGATCATATTAAAATCTCCTTAGGAATTTATTTAGCGGTAAATACAGCATGACACTACATTTTATTAAAAGTTTGACTGAAAGCGCCGATAGACGAGAAATCAAACAGAACAAACTTACTTTTGCCAAAGACGAACTAGATCCTGTTATGAGTGAAGCAACTATCAAATATCACTACGACGGTCTGGCTTCTAAATACTTTGAAAGATACAATGCAGGCGAAGGCGATGCTAAATTTAACTTTGGCGGTGGCATGTTGCACAATCTATTTTTCGGAAACTTGACCCCGGCGCGAGCTGCTAATAAACCCTCGGGGCTCAGTAAATCTTTAATAGACAGCAAGTATGAAAATTTTGACAAATTCAAAGAAGCTGTAGAGAAAGAAGCTATGGCTATTCAAGGGTCTGGTTGGGTATATATGGACACTGCGGGTAAGCTGCATACCATTCCAAATCACGAATATAAGAAAGATATGAAAATTGCATTGTTGATAGACTGGTGGGAACACGCTTGGGCGTTGGACTATCAACAAGACAAAGCCAAATACCTCAGCAATATTTGGCGCATCATCAATTGGGATATTGTTGATGCTAGACTCGCTGATAACAAGGAGCAATAATTATGTTAGAAACATTATTTTGGTTTGCGCTTGGCGCATTTGTAGGATGGAATTTTCCGCAGCCTGAGTTTGCAAAAACTATACAGGCTAAGGTACTAGGCATGTTTAAAGGAAAGTAATATGGCATACTCAGATAAAGTTATAGATCATTACGAAAACCCTCGAAACGTCGGTAGCTTTTCTAAGGATGAAGTGGGCGTGGGCACCGGTATGGTTGGTGCCCCTGCTTGCGGCGATGTAATGAAACTACAGATAAAGGTAGACGATGATACAGGTATTATTACAGATGCAAAATTTAAAACGTATGGCTGCGGATCGGCTATCGCGAGTTCGAGTCTCGTTACAGAATGGCTCAAAGGAAAAACCCTTGACCAAGCAGGCACAATCAAAAACTCCGAAATCGCCACAGAACTAGCATTACCGCCAGTTAAGATACATTGTTCTATCCTAGCAGAAGATGCTATCAAGGCAGCAGTAAAGGATTACAAAGAAAAGTATGATCTCGTTAACTGAACTTGCTGCATCAAAAGTCAAGAAGAATCTAGAACGCAGAGGCAACGGTGTAGGTATTCGTGTTGGAGTAAAAACTACAGGTTGTTCCGGACTAGCCTATGTAATAGAATACGTCGATGTGCCTAGCACCGTGGATATTAGTTTTGTCAGCTACGGGGTACATGTATTCGTAGATCCAAAAAGTCTAGCCTACATAGAAGGTGTAGAAATGGATTGGGTCCGCAACGGACTCAACGAAGGGTTTGACTTTAAGAACCCACAAGAACGCGATCGTTGCGGATGCGGAGAATCATTCCGAGTTTAGATTAATGTTTACCGCAGAAAACTATCCTAAAAAATTAGATACTGTTATTACAAATCCGGAGCTGATCTACGTCTTTGACGATGTTGTCAATGTCAACGAATTGGCGACTATCGGAGCAGTCGATTGGGAATCTAGATCTTGGGTAAATGGCTATGACAGTTGGCCAGATCCTTCTGGAAAAAATATGCCTGCAGGGGATATGCTGTGCAAAAAAATGGTAGATTGTATTAGACTCCTAGATAGAAAGGCTAGGATTCAATCGCACGTGGGATCATATTATGTGCTCAGAGACCAAACCAACGAACTATTAGAAGATAATATACATCGAGATTATTACGATTTCCAATTTGCGTGGACTGGCGTATTTCATTTGATCGGAGATTCGGGCCCCACTTTTTTTTATAGAACGTTTGATTCGGTAGAACCGATGAAATCTGTAGATTTCAAACCCGGTCGATTAATAATTTTTCCCTCATTGTATGCTCATAAAGCTGGACTGACCGATCCGGGATCTCTAAGATTAGTACATTCAATAAGGCTGATTCTAAAAAGCAAACTCAATGAGCGGTACTACGAGTGTTGCCAAGATTAGAACTTGCCCACTGGTAAATCGACACTGGCTGGCATATCCCAGATTTTCTTCTGCTCCACTCCTTTACGCTGGGCAAATCTTTTTGCATCGCATTTTAAACAGACATGGAAATAGTTGTTGCTCAATCTTTTTCTATCGATGTGTTTGAGATCTCGCGTAAATGCTTCATCACAGTTATCGCAACGTAGCAACGCTATAGATTTTTTGCGAGTATAGTGATGTTCAATCCCTAGCTTACTGAGCCTAACGTATTGATTGAGTTGGATTTCTATTTTAAGGAACATTCTGTATTTACATTCGGCTTATAAAACTTTGGACTAAATAGTAGAGCAACCATAAATCTTAGGATCAAGACATGGCAAGAAAAATTATTGACACCGGAGTTGTAGGCAACGACGGCACAGGCGACAGTATTCGCGACTCGTTTAGAAAAGTAAACGACAACTTCCGAGAATTATACAGCTCACTAGGGCTAGGAGAAAATCTTTCATTTATTGGATTAGATGATGCTCCAAATTCCTACGTGGGACAAAACGACCCGACTACCGGTTCGACACCGATAGTTACTATCAATAACACCGAATCCGGGTTGGCCTTTAAACGGCTAATACCTGGAACTGGTATTAGCATAGACTTCACATCGAACCCCAACGAAATCGCCATTAATTCTGATTTCGCTGCGATCGTTAATGATCCAAATCCTCAACTCGGCGGAGATCTAAGCGCACAGTCAGGCGGTGCTCAACATAGAATTATCGATCTAGGAACTACATCAATTCCCCTAGACCCTATATTTTCACACGAAGCGGTCAGCAAATACTATGCAGATCTAAAACTTTCTCGGGCAGGAACTAATACGATAGACCCGGCAACTGGATTGACCAATGCCGCTGCTGGAAGAATGACTGGTCCGTTGATTTTAGCTCGTGATCCGGAGCCGGATGATGACGAAATTTATGATGGACTGATTGCTGCAACCAAACGATATGTTGACAATGCTGCTTTTGGATCTGTTGCTAACTTATATGTTGCCACTTCAGGACAAGATGATCGTGTAGGCGTAAGTCCGGAATTGCAAGGCCGTGCATTGGCCTATGCCTATCGAACTATCGAAGCTGCTTGTAAACGTGCAGAAGAATTAGTACTAGAAGCACGTCAAGAGATTGGACCTTATAAGAAAGTTCTTACCTACGCTAATGGTACTGAAACTTGTTCACTATCGGCGATTGGAACATCTCCTAGTTCTGGATCGGGGTTTGCTGCGACTCCGTTGATGAGTGTTGATACAGTTTCTATCAATATTCCGGG